TTTGTAATCCGGAATGATCCAAGAGTAGCGAAATTCGTCAATGACAAGCTCATCGAAGTAATGGCTTGGCAGGATCTTCCTGAGCTGCAACATCCAATTATTAAGATGTCCTCTGCCTTGGACATCTTCTACAAGAACTGGTGCAACCCAGTAACCATCAAGAATGGTGTATCGGAAGAAGAATTGCTTGCTGCCTGTAAGAAGGGTAAACAGAAATACAATGCATTGTTAAAAGCAGCATAATTAAGAGGAAACTGTCATGTTTGGAATTATTGGAAGTCTGACAAAAGCAGTTGTTGGAGTTGTGGTTGAAACTCCTGTAGCACTGGTTGCGGATATGCTCACCCTNGGTGGAAGTATTACTGACAAGAGTGAACCTTACACAGTGACGGCTGTAAAAGGTGTTTTAAGGAATATCGAGAACGCAACCCAACCGGATAAGGAATAACATGGGCGCAAGCAGCAATAGTAGTGGCAATATTGGTGTTCTGGGGCTTCTTGGTGTGGTATTCGTGACGCTGAAGCTGATAGGGATAATCGATTGGTCCTGGTGGTGGGTAACACTACCCTTTTGGGGAGGGTTGGCATTGGTGCTATTGATAGCCATTATTGCTCTCCCTGTCTATCTCTGGGCAAAAAAGTAATCCATGCACATCATCATCCCGGGCCAAACCCGATCCAAGAAGAATAGCAAGGTCATTGCCTATCGCTGGCTAGGTAAGAAGAGAGTTCCTTTTCTTGCTTCCAGCACAATCTATAATGACTGGGCTGCCAAAGCTATTTCTTGGATCAAGCAGCAGAAATACCCGATCTGGGGTGGTGATTATCCCCTAGAGATCAAATTCTTCCTCTTCAGGAAAGACTTCTCCAAATGGGATATCGACAATGTATTTTGTGGTTCCCTGGATATCCTGCAACAGACAGGAATTATTAAAGATGACTCTGCTGCCCATGTGATCCCGATCTTTTCGGGATGGGCTATAGACAGACAAAACCCAAGAGTGGAGCTTCTGCTCTGCAAACCAACCAAGAACTACTATCGAGATGATCTTTACGTAGATAGTTTGAAGAAACCAAAGAAGAAAAGGAAACCATGATCTCCAAGAATCCTCAACCAAAGGTACGTATTCCCATGTACGCCATCGTTCATTTCTTACCGACACACTGCCATTCAACCGAACCCTTTGGAATTCGTTGTCATGACAGAGAACTAGAACCTTTAATGGATAAAGCTCTAACCGAGATGGATCTCACAGAACCCTTGTATATCATTCGCCTAAATAAAAACTGGACCTGGGATATTCTTTACACCAGAGCCGGTGATGTATGGATAAAATATCAAGGAGACTCGGTAAATCCCCGGAGCTCTGCTGCCGCTTGAAATCAACTATTCCGGTTCTCGTCTCGAATAAACAGAGGGCACTAATCTGCTACGCTACGCTCCGCCAGAGTGCCCTCTGTTTATTCTTTCCTCAAACCTACACCGTTGATTTCTGCGCGAGAAAAGCTAGACAAAAACATCTAGGAGAGGTATGAAAAAGATCGAAGTTTACTCCCACAAAATAAGAGATCCGAAAAGCAGAGCAGTCTACCACCTGGATAATTATTTTATTTGCCGCTCTATCGAAGGTCGGTGGTTCATAGTTGAAGGTGCTTTTACTCCCGAACAAGCCCAAAAAGCCTGTCATGTTTTAGCTGACCATGACCTAGTTAATGGTCATATCCGATCATTGGCGGATTACCAAATATTCAGGAAAGAGGAATGTGTGGTCAAGGATTCTATTAAAGAGTAAGGCAACCTCCGGTTGCTGTTACGGTTTACCAATTTGAACCAGAAAGGAATGATCCATGAAGAAGTATTCAAACACAGAGAAGATATCCCTCTCCCTGGCTGTATGGCTGGCAGAGGACACTTATGACCACAACCCTGACCCGAAGCATATCAGTGCTACAGGTCTGCTCAAAAGCCCCAAACAGATCATCCTGGCTCAACGAGTACCAACGCCTGCACCAGGGACTGCTGTAGACGATCTGATTCTGGAAGACATCTCCAACCGGGTATCCAGTGCCATGGGTACTGCTCTCCATAACGGCATCGAGAGTGCCTGGCGGAATGGCTTCCAGCAGTGCCTACGGGATCTTGGTTACCCGGAACGTGTGATCGAGCGGATCATTGTCAATCCTGAACCAGAACAACTGAAAGAGAATTCTATTCCTGTCTATCTGGAAAGACGGGTAGAGAAGAAGCTAGGTCCGTTCATCATCTCAGGCAAGTATGACATCGTGATCGATGGGCAGTTGGATGATTACAAAAGCACGGGTGTCTACGGTTACATGCAGGGCAACAACGATGAAAAGTACCGTCTCCAGGGATCTATTTATCGTTGGCTCAATCCCGAAATCATTACCAACGANCACATGAANATCCAGTTCNTCTTNACNGANTGGTCCAAGCTCCGTGCCTCTATCGAAGAGAAGAAAGGATATCCCAAGTCTCGTGTCTTGGCTCATCCGATCAAACTCCTCTCCATCGAAGAGACGGAAGCCTGGCTGAAGAAGAAGCTCCAGCTTCTCTGGGACATCAAGGATTTGCCTGAAGAAGAGATGCCGGCTTGTACGGCTGAAGAACTTTGGCAGACTCCCTCTGTATTTAAGTATTATAAGAATCCAGAAAAGACTCTCAAATCTTCTGGTAATTTTGACGACTATTATCTGGCCAATGAACGATTCGTTCAGGACGGTTCAGTAGGTCTAATCGTTGAAGTTAAAGGCCAGGTAAAAGCCTGTGCCTACTGTGCTGCCTTTGAAGTATGCAAACAAAAAGATGCATATTTGGCCAATAATTCACTTGTCATGTAAAGGAAAAATCATGCGAGATCTGGAAACACTTACTTACCACAAAACATCAGAAGATCTTGTCGATATTCTTTGCAGAAAAACACAAAACAAGAACTATCTGTTTTTCCGAATATTGGTTTCTTTCCATTTGGCTAAGATGGCGGCCAATATGAGGGTATCAGTATTGACCAAAGACCGAGGAGCCATCCCGGTAAACTTATACGCCATCAATCTTTCTCCATCAGGAGAAGGGAAGACTTTTGCTTCCAATATCATTGAGAACGAAATTACCCATAAATTCAGAACTACTTTTTTTGAGGAAACTCTTCCTGTTATTGAAGAAGAGAATCTGGCCAAACTTGCCGTAAAACGAGCAGCCATAAAAAATATCGATGATGATGAGAGTTTGGCGGCAGTTACTGCCGAGTATAAAGCTCTTGGTCATATACCATTTTCTTTCGATTCTGGTACCACGGCTGCTGTTAAGCAGTTACGGCATAACATGCTCATGGCCGGCATCGGTGCTATGAGCCTGCAGATCGACGAAATTGGAACCAATCTCTTAGGCAATGCAGATGTCCTGGGAACATTCCTGGAGACTTATGATGCAGGTTTACTCAAACCCAAGATCACCAAAAATACTAAGGACAATACCCGCAATGAGGATATTGAGGGCAGTGTCCCAACTAATATGCTTTTGTTCGGTACACCCAGCAAACTCTTGAATGGGGGTAAGATTGAGGACGAATTTTATTCCTTTCTTGAGACTGGTTATGCCCGAAGATGCTTATTTGGTTTTACCAAGTTCAATACAAAAGACACAACCATGACCCCAGAGGAGATCTATGACTCGCTGATTGATAACACTGCTAGCAATCGACTGATTCAGATCTCCACTCAGTTTGCCAAGCTCGCCAACGCAGTGAATTACAATAAAACAATTATGGTACCGAAGGATGTCAGTATTTTACTGATTGAATACCGGTTGTATTGTGAATCCTTGGCCGCCAAAATGGGTGAACATGAAGAAATCAAAAAAGCAGAAATGAACCATCGGTATTTCAAAGCTCTAAAGTTGGCTGGCGCTTACGCCTTTATCGACAACAGAGCTATTATTGACGAAGATACCTTGTATGCTGCGATCAAGATGATTGAAGAATCCGGTATGGCTTTTCATGAACTGCTCAACCGGGACAGAAATTATGTGAAGTTAGCCAAGTATGTTGCCGCAGTAAAACGGGAAGTTACCCATGTGGACCTGACCGAGGATCTGCCCTTTTACCGAGGAGCCAATACAGTCAAACAAGATCTGATGAGTTTAGCTATAGCCTGGGGCTATAAGCATCATATCATCATTAAGAAGACCTCCAGTAGCGGTATTGAGTTTATCACTGGGGAGACTCTGAAAGAGACAGACCTGGACAAGTTACATCTTTCCTACAGTGCTGATATTGCCACAGGATACAGAAATGTCGTAGCCCCATTCAAAGACTTACATGTGCTGACCCAGAAGCCTCACATGCACTGGATCAACCATCATACTACTACTGGCCGGCGTCAAGAGGATTGCCTTACCAGTGGGTTTAATATGATCGTTCTGGACGTAGATAGTGGGATTTCGATCACTGCGGTTCAGTTGCTATTAAAGGATTACAGGTATCTGATTTACACAACCAAAAGACATACTCCAGCCCATAACCGTTTTCGGATAGTTATGCCTATTAACTATCACCTTGAACTTGATGCTGAAGAGTTCAAGGAGTTCATGGCAAACATCTTTGAATGGCTCCCCTTTGATGCTGACACCTCCACAGGACAGCGATCCCGTAAGTGGTTGACCAATACGGGCAGATATATCTATGGCCCGGGAGAGGAGCTTCTGGATGCCCTGATGTTCATTCCCAAAACCAGCAAGAATGATGAGCGAAAACAAATCATTCAGAATAATCAATCTCTGACAAACATGGAAAGATGGTTTGTTCAAAACTCAAATGCCGGTAATCGGAATAATCAACTGATTCGATATGCTTTGTTGTTGGTTGATATGGGTAAGTCCCATAACGATGTACGAGATGGAATCCTGGAGCTAAACAAGAAGTTGAGTGATAAACTCCCCACTGCTGAAATTGATAAAACAATCATGGTGTCTGTTTCCCGAGCCATAGTCAAACGGGATACTGCCTAAATACAAAGGAGCAAGTATGTTATTGATTAGTTTTTTGTGGGTATGCGGTTATCTTTTTATCCTTGGTAGTATGACCCAAGCAGAAATTTACCCAAAAACAGTAATAGGTGTAATTGCCTTTTGTCTTGTTGGAGTATTTATGTGGCCTTTCATGTTGGGTAAATTATGGATAGTTAAAAACTGGAAAACAACCAACTAAACTCTGAAGGAGGTGATTTACTTGAATGATCATTTAATTCTCATCGGTGGAGAGTCCACTACGGGCAAGTCAGCTTGCCTCAGAAACATCAAAAAACCGGAAGGGGTTATGTACCTGAATTTGGAGGTGAATAAAGATCTCCCCTTTCCTGCTAAATTCAAGCAGTACAATGTCACGGATCCGCTGCAGGTTATCGAGGCTATTACCAAAGCGGAAAGCATGCCCGACATCCATACCATTGTGATAGACAGTCTGACTTTCATGTTGGATCAATGGAAAACACGGTATCTGTTTTCAGCCAAGGATACCCAGAAAGCCTGGGGACAGTTCGCAGAATTCTTCAAAACCTTGATGACGATGCATGTGGCCAAGTCCACCAAAACAATCATCTTTACTGCTCATACTTTGACTACTCTCAATGAGCAAACCATGATGATGGAAACCAAAGTACCGGTACAGGGAGCCCTCAAGAACAATGGTATTGAGGCATTCTTCAGTACCATCGTTTACACCAAGGTTCTGCCGGTAACCACACTGAAAAACTTTGCCAATCCCAATCTGACCTTTACCGAGGATGAGGAAGAGATCGGCATCAAACATGTGTTCCAGACACGTCTCACCAAGGAAACAGTCGGGGATAAGATCCGAAGTAATATGGGAATGTGGGAGAAAAATGAAACCTACATCGACAATGACGCTCAGGTTCTGATCGACCGGCTGACAAACTATTACCATTAAATAATTTCGTTTGCATTATTAGACAAAAAAGTCTAATAAGACGTACTTCGTAAGCGAAACCGGCGCCGATAACGGCATTTACCAACCCAATCGAAGGACAACGACTATGCTTGACAGACTCCAAGAAGACAACAGTATTCAGCACGAGACAGATTCCCTGGGCGGGTTTGGCCCGTTGGATACTGGTCTGTACGACATGACCATCAACCAGGCTTATTACACCGAATCGAAAGGTGGAGCTGTTGCTCTGAACCTGCATTGTACCGGCCCCAATAAAGAGAGCCTGAAGCAGACTCTCTGGCTCACTTCCGGTACGGCTAAAGGTGGCCATAATTACTACATGGACAAGAAGGGAGAGAAACAGTACCTCCCTGGCTTCGTCATCGCCAATGCCATTGCTCTCCTGGGAGCTAAGAAGAAAATCGGTGAGCTGCCCACCGAGGACAAGACCATCATGCTCTACAATGGTGCTCCTGATGTTAAGAAGGAAGTTCCTACGGTGGTGAAGATGGTCATGGGTCTTGTGGGCAAGACTGTTACCCTGGGTATCATGCGCCAGACGATTGACAAGACTAAGCTCAATGATGCTACCGGTCAGTATGATCCCACTGGTGATGTTCGGGATGAAAATGAGATCGTCAAAGTCTTCCGTGCTTCTGATGGTAAGACCGTCGCTGAGATCATTGCCAAATCCGACACTGCCGAATTCAAGCAGAAGTGGGCAGACAAGTGGGCCGGTGTTACCAAGGACAAGTCTGCTGGAACCGGTGTCAAGTCTGGGATGCCTATGGCTGCAATCGCTGCTCAGACCGGTGCAGCAGCTCCGACTGAATCCTTGTTCGGTTGATCTTTAATGCTTATGTAGCTCAGTTGGTTAGAGCCACCGGCTCATAACCGGTCGGTCGGGAGTTCGAGTCTCTCCACAGGCACCAATATTTTGTGTCCCAAATAATTTAACCATAAAACAAGAGCAACAAGGTGGAAGAGCTTATTGGAAAAATGGAAGAAGCAATGCGCGCCCTGAAGGTGGAACTCCAGAGCGCCGAGACCAACAAGAGTGCCGCCAAG